TTGAGTTCGGCTAGTTCGGCGCTTGGTAGCCATTTGCCGTTGCTGTTGACCTCCTTGATGTCTTCGCTTCCGCTTACGTATAGGACTCCGTCTTGACCTAGGAGCCTCTCAGCGAATTCTTTCTGTCTTGCTTTGAGTGCTTCTTCGTTGAGCAGTGTCGTGCTTCTAATAATGAAGCGGATGTACTGGCTCATCTTGATGGCTTGTTCGATTCCTTCATATGCGGTTTGAATTGATTTAAGGGTGAATTTTAGGGCTTCGTTCTTTCCTTTAAAGAGCTGACTGATGTCGTATTCTCTCTGGAGGACGATGAGGTTCTCTATAAATTCGTAGTACTTCTTGCCTCCTACCGTGAATTCGAGGACCGTTCTTCCGTCGTTTGACACAGCGGTGGTGACGGAGTCGATGTCGAGTGGCCAGAGGTTCTTTAGTTCTCGTCTTCCTGTTAATTTGTTTATTTCAAATTCCGGCCAGATGAGTACTAGGTTGTCTTGGAAGTAACTTTTGGCGATTGCTTTATAGAACTGAGCTGCGTTCATTAAAGGGTTAGGCTTCAGCGAGATGATCTTGTTTAGTCCGGCTCGATTCTCTGCTGGCGCGTCCTTCAAATAAACGACGGGCTTGATTTTGGATATAAAATTCGCGTGAGCATTAACGGCTGCGACGAAGGTCGCGTTGAATTCCGCTTTTGCTTCATTAGAAAAATTCGGGCTGAATACGTTTAATGCTTGGATCTTCGAAGTTGGGGTTCCGCCATTTTCTGGTTTCTTGCCCTTTAGCTTGTTGAAGATGTTTCCGAATAATCCCATGATGCTTCCTCCTTTCAGTCGTTATTCTTTCATGTAAACCGATTTATTTGCGCAGTATTCGACGAGGCAGTTTAGTATCGTTGCTGGTCCGTCGATTTTATTTGCTCTTTTCTCGCCCATCTTCTTCGGCATTAGGTTGCCGTTTCGGTCTTGTTCCAGTTCGATGTTACTAAGCATCCACTTGGTGACCGGGTTGTTTTGATAGATGAGCTTCTTGCTCTTGAGTAGTGCTTCCAGTTCTTGCATTGGGATTGATAACGTCTTGAAGCCTTGAGGTGTTGCCTCTTGGCATCCGTTCTTGCTGAATCCCATCATTGCGAGTTCGTCGACTAGGTAGCCGGCGCTGTAGGAGTCGTACTTGAGCTTGTTGTATCCCCATCCGTATTTCTGGAATGTGGATATCACGTAATTGGCGACGTCGTGATAGTCGATGAGGTGCTCTCCGCTGATGCGGATTAGTCCTCTGTCGACCCACGCTTGCCATGGCACTTTACTTTCCTTCGCTTCTGGAGAATTTAGGAAGTCGCTCGTTATCCAGTACATGGTGATCGCGATGATCTTTTGTTTCTCTTGGTCGAATAGTAACGTGCTGAAGGCTGTCAGGTCGTTCGTCCTTGATAGGTCGTATCCTCCAATTACCACCGTGTTGTTGAGTTTCGCCAGTTCTTCGTCGGAGTATACCTCATCGTTAGTGATGGTTTCTCCGTCGAGCCATGTCGTTGCTCCTACGCCGATGATGTTGAAGTCCTTAATCTTTACCGTGTTGGCGAAGTTAAGGTCGCCCTTCATCTTATTGACGTTGTCGCGTAACGCTTCGCGCTTCTTGATGACGTCAATTCCCGGATTCGCTTTAATCCAGCAGTCTTCGTCCTCCATTTCTTTTGGATCGTCTAGCTCGTAAATTAAGGCGAGCCAGTGAGGGTCATTTACTACCCCGTCGAGTACCTTGCACGAGTATTCGTACAAATCGTCAAATAGGGCGGCCCTCTTAAATCCTGCGGTTGTAATCATTGAGATTAGAGGTTGTTCTCTCGATGATGTCGCTTGCTTTAGGATGTCGTACACCGCTCTAGGGAGTTCGTGAATTTCATCGATGATGGCGCAGCTGGCGTTGAGGCCGTCTTGCGTCTTTACATCTCTACTCAGAACTCGGTAGTAGGAGTCGAACCCTTTTACCGCGATTTCCGCTTGCGGGAAGACTTTGCTTGTGCAGAAGGCTTGAAGCTCTTTGCTCTTCGCAATCATCGACCTTGATTCTTCCCACACACGGAGGGCTTGTTGTCTAATGGTTGCGGCGACGTAAACTTCGGCGCCTTTTTCTTCAAATCCTAAGTACAAGCCGAGGGCGCTGTTCTCTGTTGATTTGCCGTTTTTACGGCCTCTTACGTCGAACACCTCTCGGTATCTTCGGAGCCCTGTTTCCCGCTCTAGGATTCCGAATATGACTTGATATTTGGCTTTTTGGAATAGCATCAGCTTTAATGGCTGGCTGTTCCACTCGCCTTTGGATTGCTTGCAGAACCCTTCGGCGAATTTTATGAACTTACTTCCGCGCTTTTCATCGAAGTAATAGTCGGGGTCTTTCCCCTCGATTATTGGCTTGATGTGCTGGAGGTATAGTTGCCTTATTCTTTTTGAAGCTACGATTTCACCGGATTCTAGCTTCTCTATGTATCTGGCGATGTAATTACTCATCGTCCTCTTCTTCATCTCCGTTCAGAAGTTCGAGGAGTTTTTCGCCAGCTTTTTTGCGAGTTGGGTTCATTCCCATCTTCGCTCTTCCCACCGGTGTCAGGCATAGCTGTTCGGCGAGCTTACAAATGACGGCGGTTTGGCGGTTCATCGTTTCGATCGTTTGGTCGATTACGGCTTGGGCCGCTGGATTCGTTGACACGACTGTTCCGAGCTGTACCCATTTCTCCTGTGCTGCCTTATAAATTGCCCATGCTTCGCAGTACATGACTAGCGCCGCTATGTCTAGGTCGCACAGTATCGATGCTTCCATCTGGTTATAAAGTCGCATCGTTCTTCGCCATTCCTTCTTGGCCTGTTCGGTCAGGTAGGTCGGACATTTTAGGGTGTTGGTTGTTCTTAGGCCGTTGAGTGCTCTCTCCCTCGGTTCCATCTCTGCTTTGGTTCGATGGCCCGCTGGATTCAGTGAGGGCTTTCTCCCGGCGTTTGGTCGTGCTCCTCCTGCCATTTGTTTCTTCGCTCCTTTTTATTTATTCGTAGCGGTAGTGGCAGCCTTCAGCCAGTTTTGCGTAGTCTTTCTCAAGTAGTCCGAGCGCCTTGATGATTCCTTTTGGCGTTAGATCGTAATTGAATAAAACGTAACGGCTGAAGTCTTGCTTTTCTCCGCTGGTGGTTTCGCCTTCTGCGATAACGCTTACCGGCTGAGCCACTCCGATGGCGTATGCGAGCTGGACGCTGGCGCTTTGAAGGCCGAACGCATCCACTAGTTCGCACGCTATCTTTCGTGCCATGTAGGAGCCGCTTCTGTCGACCTTGGTTGGGTCCTTGCCACTAAAGGCTCCGCCTCCTACTTGGTAGTAGCCTCCGTATTGGTCGGCTACGATTTTTCTTCCTGTAAGTCCCGCGTCTGCATCTGGGCCACCGATGGTCCATTCGCCACTTGGGTTGATGAGCAGTTGCTCGTCGCTGTACTCTGGGAAGAGGTTTCTTATCTTCCTCCTTATGGCTCCGAGTTCGTTCTCAGGCCAGTAGCACACGCTGATGAGGATAAGCTGTACTGATTCCGCTCCCTCTTTGTCTAGGTCTACTGTTACCTGAGTCTTGGCATCGCCTTTGAGGACCGTTGGGTTATCTCGCGTGAACTTCTCAAGTCTAGCGATTACCTCGTTGGCGAGTGCGAAGCCATAAGGTAGCAAGCTCTCGGTTTCGGCTGTCGCGTATCCGAACATCATTCCTTGATCTCCGGCTCCGTAGTTTTCTTCTTGGGCGACTGCCGCATTAATTTGTGGGCTTTGTTTGGTTATGAGCTGGATCACTTTGTATTCCTTCCATGGCTCCAGTTCTTTTAGTTTCTTTTTCGCTACCTCCGCGAAGTCCACATCCGCGGTGGTGGTGATTTCGCCTGCGAGAACGCATGTGCTTCCTTTTAGTAAGGTTTCGCATGCCACGTGGGCGCTTTTATCTTTTCGTAGGCATTCCGTGAGAATGGCGTCGCTTACTTGGTCGGCCATCTTGTCTGGATGCCACTTGCTTACTTGTTCTGTACTGAATAGCCTCATTGTTGGTTCTCCTTTACGGCTTTTTGGCCGGTGTAGGCTTCCCATCTATCGACTATTACGTCTACGTATTTAGGTTCGAGTTCCATCATGCAGCACTTTCGTCCTAGTTGTTCGGCTGCGATTAGGGTACTTCCTGAGCCTCCGAACGTATCTAACACACATTCGCCTACCTTGCTACTATTCGCGATTAACCTACCGACTAATCGGACCGGTTTCATCGTTGGATGGAGGTCGTTTCTAGCTGGCTTATCCTCTTCAATTACCGACACCGATTCTTTTGGTGTTTGTAACTGCTTTATGATCTTCACGAGCTCTGGTTTGCTGAGCTTGTTGAGGTCTGCCTTGTCGAACTTGATTACGGTAGTGAATCCTCTGTCGTTGATGAAGTAGTGTCCTGCTCCGTCTTTCCATCCGTATAGGCATGGCTCATGGATCCATTGGTAGTCTTGTCGTCCGAGTACCAGCGAGTTCTTTAGCCAGATGATGCACTGGCGAACCGTTAGGCCTTGGCTTTCGACCGCATTCCTGAACGTATTCCCGTGGCTATCTGAGTGAAAAATGTAGAAGGCCCCCCCCGGTTTGAGCACATCGCGCGCTAGTTCGAATGAGTCTTCTAGGAATGCGAGGAAGCGTCCTTCTGGCATCGAGTCGTTCGTGATGGTTCGGTCGTCCATTCCGCATTTGTAGCCACCTTTTTCTTTGTATTGCTTGCCCCGCCCGCCGTAGTTCACGTTATACGGCGGATCCGTGACCCACAGGTCTACGATGGTATCGCCGACTAACTTGAGCACGTCGTCTGGGTTGGTGGCATCTCCGCACATGACTCGGTGCGGTCCGAGTATATAAATATCCCCTAGTTTCGATTTAGGCTTCTTCGGTAGGGTTCCTTTGTAGTCGTCCTCATGGAGTCCGCCTGCTGGGTCTTCTATCTTAAAGTCGAAGCTTGAGAGGTCTATATCCTTGATTTTCTTGAGTTCTTCCGCCAGCTTATCGAAGTCCCACTCCGCGATTTCGCTTGTCTTGTTATCGACTAAGCGCCACGCGTTGATTTGTTCTTCGTTTAAGTCTGCGAGAACGATGACCGGTACCTCCGTCATTCCGAGGAGGATTGCTGCTTTGAGTCTGGTGTGTCCGGTCGCGATTACACCGTCTTTGTCGACCGTGATTGGAACGTTGAACCCGAATTTCTGGATGGATTCAGCGACCTTCTTTACGGCCTTGTCGTTTTTTCGTGGATTGTTTACGTATGGTCGTAGGCGTTCCACTGGCCACATTTCTACATTCATTGTCTTCGCTCCATTTTGTTTCTTTTCGCCGAACTTTGACGCAGTTTGGCGTTTTGTTTCGGTTTTTGGCTTGATTTCGGGAATATATCTTTTTGAGGTCCTCGGCCGGTGAGAAAAAATCGACTTTTTTGGAGGAGGACCCCCCCCTCCCTATTTGAAGATCATGTTGCCCTGTTCGTCGAAGTAGTAGTCGCTTCGCTTGCCTTGTTTCTTCAGCTCTTCATCTCTTGCAGCGTTGTGGCACGAGGTGCAGAGGAGCTCGAGGTTCTCAAGGTTCAGTGCTATCTTCGGGTCATCGACGTTCTCGTCGGTGAGTGGGATGATGTGATGTACTTCCCATCCTGCGTTGCCGCACCTCTGACAGATTCCATGTTCCATCATTCGCTTTGTCCTTTTGACATTCGCCCATGCTTTGCTGTGGTAGAACTTCTCTCGTTTCTTACTTGGTGTTGGCATTGCTGTTTCCTTTGGTGACCTTGAGTCCAATCGAGGAACGGGGCGAAGTAGCACCTCATTGATTCTCGCGGTCGTATGTATGTTATCACGTCACATAAAAGTATACAAATAAAAGACAGGTTTTGCCTGTCTATTTTCTGTCCACTCTTTTTCTGATGTCCTTGAGTATCTTGCACACCCCGCTTTTGCTGTAGTGGCTCTTCTTTGCGGTGTCGCTTAATGAGTAGCCCTTCACTATGTGAAGGTAGTACACGTTGAAGTGTGGTCCTTCGACTCCATTCCTTATGTTTGTTAGCAGTCTAATGTATCGGCTTTTGGCTCGTTCGAGTGCCCTCAGTTCGCCTTTTGTATTTTCTATCTTCTTTTCGTACCCAGTTGTCTGTCTTTTTGTAACTGCTACGGCTTGTAGCTCGACGTACTGATCCAGCTGGATCTTCTTGATTCTTAGGTTAATTTTGGTTTCTTCGAACCTTCTTATGGCCTCGATTGTTGCTGGGTATATCATTTGTGTTTCTCCTTCGCCTCTTTGATTTTTGCTTTGACTGCGTTGATAAGGTCATCCTGTACTATGCTCTTAGCTGTGAGTCGGTTCATGACGATATCGTCAGCTGTGCGGCTCATGCAGATGTGGTTGATGATGACTGATTCTTTTTGACCTTGCCTGTAAAGTCTGGCATTAGCTTGTTGGTATTGTTCTAGGTTCCATGTAAGTCCGAACCATACGATGATGTGTCCTCCAGCTTGTAGGTTCAGTCCGTGTCCCATCGATGCTGGATGGGCTAGAAGCATCTCGATTCTCCCTTCGTCCCAGTCGCGTTTGTCTTGATCGTTCTGGAGAATCCTCGGCTTCCTTGCTTTGAAGTATTCTTGTAGTCTTGCTAGGTCGTGCTGGTATTGGTAGAAAACCATCACGCTTTTTCCTTCGTTCGCCTCCATGATTTCTTCTAGTGCCTTCAGCTTCAAATCGTGGATCAGTACCCAGTTTGGGCTTTCGCTGGTGTAAACTGCACCGTTTGCCATCTGGAGGAGTTTATTCATTACGACTCCAGCTGATGTGGCTACTACCGTTTCTTCTTCAATGCTGATTAAGAACTCATTTTCCATCTCTTCGTAAATGCGTCTTATCTTCTCTGGCATGTCGATGTGGATAATGCTATTTACTCTTTCCGGAAGTCTGATGTGGTCTTCCGCTTTCATGCTGACTGCGATGTCTTTAATCCTTCGGTAGATTTCCTGCTCCGCTCCTTTTTTGAGTTTATAGCTCCATATCTGAGTTCGGTTTCTCTTGTCGGGTAGAAAGAACGTATCGCGGTATTGTGTTATCGTTCTTCCTAGTCTTGCTCCTTGGTCTAGTAGGAATATCTGCGCCCATAAATCCATCAGTCCATTTGGTGCTGGTGTTCCTGTAAGCTCGACGAGTCGCGGAGTGATTTGGGTCATGACCTTTGCCGCTTTGAACCTTTGGCTCGCTCTATTCTTAAATGATGATGATTCGTCGATTACCATCATCTGGAATGGCCATCTGCCAGCTCTTTCTTCTCTCATAAAGTCTAGAAGCCACTGGGTGTTCTCCCTGTTGATGATGTAAATGTCGGCATTTGTGTTCAGTGCTTTGATTCGTTGCTTCTCGGTTCCGACTACCCTTGATAGCCTCAAGTGGTGAAGGTGATCCCATTTTTCTATCTCCTCTTGCCATGTAAGTCTTGCGACCTTGAGTGGGCTAATGACCAGAACCTTGTTGATCTCTAAATTGTTATAAATTAATTCGTTGATGGCTGTTAATGTACAGGCTGTCTTGCCTAGTCCCATGTCGAGGAATAAGGCGATTCTCTTCTTGCCGATTAAATTCCTAATCGCGAATTTTTGGTATTCGTGTGGTTCGAACTTCATCTTTCCATTTCCTCCATGATCCTATCTACTTCCTCTTTATTTTTTGCTGTATACACGGTCGCGCCTGCTTTCCTCATTTCTTCGATTTGCCATTTCTGTACCTTGGAGAACCTTCCGCCTTGTGGTCGCTTCAATTCGACGAATGCCGTCTTGCCGTTTAGGATGATGATTCTATCGGGTACTCCAATCTGTCCGGGTGATACGAATTTGTAGGCTTTTCCGCCCCGCTTTTCTACCTCTCGGATGAGGTAATTTTCGACCTCGTTTTCGTGTGACTTCTTATCCATGCTTTTTTAGTGGGTGGAACAGTGGAACAGTTGTTCACGCGCGAGGTAGTTTGCGAATTTCTTTCGGCGCGCGCTAGTTATGTGCCTAGGTGCGTCAAGCGCGTTTCCCGCAAAGTATAGTATTTTTACTGTTCCACCTGTTCCAGTCACATTTTTTCCTCCTTCACCTATGGTGTTTTTCGCTAAGACCCCGGAACAGGTCACATTTTCTTAACTGTTCCACCTGTTCCGCTGTTCCACCTAGCCTGTTCCACTTTGCTTAACTGTTCCACCCACCTGTTCCACCTTTTTCGTGTGACTTTTCGATGGCAGTTAAGTCGTTTTCTAACTTCTTTAATTCGTCCCTTGCTTGGGTGGTTATTTCGATTAAATCCTCAAGGTCCGGAATCTCGAATTTTGTTTCGGTTATTTCAATCTCGAATGCGTCGTGATCGCTGTAGGATTCTTCGATTATCTCGTCCTCGCCGTATTCGTTTTTCTCTGTTTCTTCGTCCCATTCGTTGATGACGATGTAAGCTGAGCATGCGAGTGTCGTTCCCTTTTTCCCATAGGTCTTGTAGTAGTGGTAGACCGTGCATCCGAGTTTTTCTATTCTTTCTGGATCCTTATGTTTTCCGAACCTGTTCTCGCTTCTGAAGCCGTTGGCCTCAAGTATCGCGATTAGTGTTTTTGTTTGATGTGTCATATTTCCTCCTTAGAACGGCAGTTCCGTATCGTCCGGGTCGTATGGTCGATGGTAGCATCTTTGCTTTCCGTACGGCCCGATTCGGTGCTGTTTATCGTCTTTATCCCAGCCGAGTGTCTTGAGGGCGTCTATGATTCTTACCGAGTCGGTGAACTGCATGTCCTCTTTATCTCGTTGTAGGCATTCGCACCATATCTCGATGGCGCTGATGGAGTAG